TATACGAACTGGGCGCCTTGACTGGAGGAATATCCGGAAAATTTTTACAAACTTTGGGTCGGGCTTCTGAAGTAATATTTGACAACGTACAAGCATTCAGAAGTTTAGCAAACGTTGGAGCAAATGCCACACTTGATTTAGAATTCTTAAGAGAAGCATCTGGCAGAACAGGTATAGACATGAACACATTGGTTGGAGAAACTCAAAGACTTGCTAAAGAATTTACATTACTAACTGGATCACCTTCAGCAGGATTGAATCAATTTTTATCAATACTTGAAACCTTTAATAACGGTGACTTCAGAAGACAATTTGCATCACTTGGTTTAACAACAGCGGATCTTGCCGAACAGACTGGAACCTATTTAGAACTACAAACTAGATTGGGAAGAGCACAAAGCATGACGCAAGGACAGTTGACTGCTGGAGCAGAAGGTTTTATCTTACAATTGGATGAACTGGCTAGATTAACAGGACAACAGAAAGATGCAATTCAACAAGAATTAAGAACACAAGCCAACGATAGAAGAATTAGGTTACTAGGTAACAAAGAAATGCAAGATGCTCTTGCAAGGGTGAGTGCCCAATTACCTGAACTGCGTGACAGTTTTGTAAACATAATTGGTACAGGCTTTCCAAGATCAATGGAAGAAATAGGTATTTCAACCAAGGCTGGAGTAATGGAAGCCGTTCGAGCAATAAGAGAAGGAGTGCCTGGAGCATCCGAACAATTGATAGCGGCTTTAGGAGCGGCGGCTCAAGAGGTTAACAGTGCCAGTGATGCAGAGAGACTTAAAACACAAACTTTGGTTAACGTAACAGAAGGTTTTTTCAATGTAGATGCGGCTCTTGTTGGATTCCAGAAAATAACTGAACAAAACACAGAGGCAACAAAAGACCAGATCGAGACGCAAAAGTTAACGCAAAGCAATCTATTAAATTTAGATCAGGCATCAGAAAGACTACGTACATCATTCTTATCATTGGTATCACAATTTACTCCAGTGTTTGATGCACTTGCAGGAGGTTTGGAGTTCCTTGCCACGAACTTAACTAAACTTACTAACCTTCTAACAGAAAAATTCGGTGCTTTAGGAACAACATTAGGAACTGCCACAAGTGCTGTTGCAGTATTTGCCGCAGGACTAGTTGCAGTCAAAGGTGGTAAAGCGGCAATAGGAGGAGTTAAAAGTTTATTCGGTGGAGGTGGACCACAAAATCAATTACAGAACGTTGCACCGGGCACAGGCGGAATGTTAGGTGGACTAGGTATGGGACTGAAAGGTTTTGCTGGTGGCTTGAGAGCCTTTGCTAATCCAATGGTAGTATTGGGTGCAGGTGCATTAGGCGCCTCAATAACATTAGTTGGAGCAGGTATTGCCGGTGCGACATACTTAATGGGTGGTGCATTAGAAAAATTTGGAGAAGGTCTAAAAACAATTGGCGAGGTTGACGGCAAAAATTTATTAGAAGTTGCAAAAGGATCCACAGCACTTGCAGGAGCAATGGTGGCTTTGGCAGGAGGTGGCACTGTTTCGGCGGTTACAGGCTTCTTTGGTAAACTTTTGGGTGGAGGCACAGATAATTTCGCCAAAAACGTGAATAATATGCTAGATGATCTTGACAAAAACAAGATTGATATGTATGCTACAAGTATTAACAATCTTGGAGAATCTATGCAATCTCTTTCTACAGGAATGCAAACGGTAACAACAGGTGCCGCAAAAGGAACAGGAGATAAATTGGATCAGTTAAATAGTACAATGCAAGAGATTTTAATGGTGATGAGTGAAAATACAAGATATGCTAAATCAACATCTAGATCATCAACAGAGGTAGCAGAAGCAATATAATGAGTTGGAAAAAATTTTTTAGTGAAGTACCTATAGCAGGTGCAACAGACGGAACATATTCAGCAATGGGCGGTGCCGCATCGGGCAAACCAGGTCCAGCAAAAACAAACTATTCATCATATCTTCCAGATGTGTACAGCGGTGCACCAAACAGGATTGAAAGATACGGACAATACAACGTAATGGATATGGACAGTGAGGTAAATGCCGCACTAGACATTCTTGCAGAATTTTGTACACAGAATAATTCACAAAACGACACGCCTTTCAAATTTACATACAAACAAAAAGCAACAAACACAGAAGTACAAATTATAGAACAATATCTGAACCAATGGTGCAAATTAAATGATTTCAACAAACGTATCTTTAAGGTTATGCGTAATGTATTCAAGTTTGGTGATGCTTTCTTTATTAGAGATCCTGAAACGAAAAAATTATTTCACGTTGATCCAGCGAAGGTTTCTAAAATTATTGTAAATGAAAGCACAGGAAAAACTCCTGAGCAGTATGTGATAAGAGATATTAATTTTAATTTTAAAAGTTTAGTTGCAACAACTCCTTATCAAACAACAGGAAACGTTACTGGCGGTGGTTCAGGATACTTAACTGGCGGTGTAAGAGGTATGGTTGGTGCAAACTATCAAGATTCACCAGGTACTAGATTCTCTACAGGGCAAAGAGAGATAGCGGTTAATGCCGAACACATATTCCATCTAAGTTTATCCGAAGGGTTAGACATGAACTTTCCTTTCGGAAACAGTTTATTAGAGAGTGTGTTTAAGGTTTACAAACAAAAAGAACTATTAGAAGATGCAATTATAATTTACAGAGTACAAAGAGCACCTGAAAGACGTGTGTTCTACATAGACGTAGGTAATATGCCGTCTCACTTGGCAATGCAATTTGTCGAAAGAGTAAAAACTGAGATCCACCAAAGACGTATTCCGTCAAGCACAGGTGGTGGTACAAACGTTATTGATTCAAGTTACAATCCATTATCAATTAATGAAGATTATTTCTTCCCACAAACAGCAGAAGGTAGAGGTTCTAAAGTAGAAACATTACCAGGTGGTACTAATTTAGGTGAGATTGATGACCTAAAATACTTTACAAACAAACTATTAAGAGGCTTACGTATACCAAGTTCTTATCTGCCAACAGGTGCAGACGATGGACAAAGCCAATACAACGATGGCAGAGTAGGAACTGCTTACATACAAGAATTAAGATTTAACAAGTACTGTGAAAGATTACAAAATTTAGTATCTAATGAATTTAATCAAGAGTTTAAACAGTATTTGATAGAAAAAGGTGTAAACATTGACGTTGCAATGTTTGATATAAAGTTCCAACCACCAATGAACTTTGCATCTTACAGACAAGCAGAAGTAGATAACAACAGAATTAGCACATACACACAGATTGCACAGGTTCCTTATGTCAGCAAACGTTATGCACTACAAAGATTCTTAGGACTAACTCCAGAAGAAATGGCTGAAAATGAAAAACTATGGAGAGAAGAGAATGATGAGAACATCAAAGCGAAGCCAACTACGTCAGCAACTGAATTAAGAAGTGCTGGAATCAGTACAGCAGGTATAGATGCAGACTTAGATGCGGCGGAACCAGATGCTCCAGCGACAGAACCAGGCACAGACACTCCAGAAACACCAGCAGGTGGAACAGGAGGCGGTACACCACCAACTCCTACGCCAGGAGCATAAATATTAACATGATATTACGTGAACTATTTTACTTCGATCAAATTTCTACGCAATCAGGCGAACAAAAACAATACGATCCTAGTGAAGATCAATCAATCATGCAAAAAGGCGACACACGTAAAACAAGATTAAGCCTTAAACAGATTAACAAAGCACGAAAAGCCGGAGAATTCCACAAAGACGAACAGGAAAAAGAACTTGTATTTGTGAGACAAATGTACGGCTCAGCCAATCAACCAGAGGTATAATAAATGTCCGTTGCTTTTGTATTGGGCAATGGTCTCAGTCGTAAGCCAATACCTTTCGATCCATTGAAGAAGATAGGAAAAGTTTACGCCTGCAACGCCGTATACAGACAAAACACCCCAGATTACCTAGTGGCTGTTGACGCCAAGATGATTAATGAGATATGTGACGCAGGAGCACAATTAAGAATGCCTGTTTGGACCAATCCTAATCATGCGTATAA